ATTGGCTTCAATCGAATTTTCGCCATACTGAGATTTTGTTAGTTCTAGCTGTTTCTCTAAATTCTGAATCTGTTTTTCTAGTAAGGAGGAACTTTCATTTACTTTTTTCTGAGCTAAAGCTAGCTTTTCAGATTCACTAGCATTTGAAGAAAGTTCACTTTCTTGCAATTTAAATTGACTCGTTAATTTTTCACTCTCAGAAGCTAGACGAGCTTGTTCTTGTTTCAAGCTATCCCATTGACTTTTAGTAGTACCTATTCGATTTCCATTTTCCGATAAGGCTTGATTGACACCCTCTAGTTTGCTTTCATAACTTTTCAGTACTGTCTGAGTAGTTTCTACTTCCCTTTGAAAGGCTCGATATTGTTCCGCCCCGATATTACCTGACTTAAATTGAGCTTCAACTTGGGCTTGTGCCTGCCTTAAGGTAGCTAATTTTTCTTTAGTGGTTTCAACTTGTTTAGCAAGCACTTCTTGTTTTTGAGTAAGGAGTGTGACATTTCCTGTATCAAACTTAAGAGCCTTATCAATTTGTTTCAATTCTTTAGTTGATTCAGCGGCTTGTTTATTTACCCCTTTTAAGGCATTTTGCAAGGGTTGTGTATCACCACCAATTTCTATTGTGATACCTTTTATATTTCCAGCCATGTTCACATCTCCTTTCTATTAAAAATTATCAAAATCACTTTGATTCGCTTTTCTTGTATTGCTTGTTTCATTTGTTCGCAAGTTTACATAGTCAGTTTGATAATCAAGAGCCATCCCAATTGAAATATGTTTTAAGTCGTCTATGGATAAACCAGTTTCCTTACAACAAAATAAATAGCTTTCTACCGTAAAGATTTCTTCACTTGCTGTTTCTGTTTGATCTGCTTTTTTCTTGTATTCATCCCTTGGTTAAGCATGTTCATTAAGATAGTTGCTACTTCTTGAACTGGAAACTCCTCCATCTCCATAAAGAATTCTTTGAATGGTTTAATTTTTGGATTAGCAGATTTAGCAAACACCCAAAAAATTCTGTGAAAAAAAGTCATATCAAAATTGGTCAGGATGGATAGATCAATGTCACCAGTTTCGAGTTTTTCTTCCTCATTTAAGTGCTCAATCTTATCAAGAATTGACTGCGTACTCACCATTGAAAACAAGTCTTGAAAATAATCTTTACCAAACTGTTCTTTATAGGCAATCGGTGTATAGGCATTAGTAGCCAATTCATAGGTCTTTCCTGAAATTGTAATACTATCTCTCATCTGTAACTCCTTTATTCACGAGGTTCAAAGACTTCCTTGAACCAATTCTGACGAATCTCATCACTTGTTTCTTCTGTCGTTTTGCGACGTACCACCTTATCAAGTGGACGGGGGCTTGCAGTAAAGTTTAACTCAACCTCATTAATATCTGAACCAGACTTTGTTTTTGATCCCATTGATGGACGTGATGCGTAACAGTAATACAAAACATGAAGCGTTTCTTTCTTATCTCCTTCAAAACGAAACATCAGAGCAAAATTCTTCTTTTCAGCATTTGCGATTTCAGAAATTGTTTTAGTTGTTGGATCTAATTTTTCTCCTAAGACACGAGTTAAAAATTCTTGAGTTAATAAGGCGAGCTTCAATGTTCCCTCATAACCATCATTTGATTCCGAAGTATAAAAGTTGATATTATCTGCCTTGTATGAACCTTTGTCACCAGTCGGTTCCAAGGTTAGTTCTGCTGCACCTCGTAATCGTTCAACCGTTCCATAAGTCAATGCGCCATTTGAAGCTTCAGTTGTAACTTCTGCCCAATGGACATCTTGTAGTCCGAATGTAACTTTATTTTTTTCAGTCATAACTATCCTCCGTTTAATGAAATGTAATATGTAATTTGATAGAGTTTTTCAGTTGAGATATAAGTCTCTACTTTGTCAAAAAAAATTGAATGACTATCAAATAAGTCATCCATCTTGGTTTCGATTTCTAAGTCCTTCTTTAAGGTATAGAGTTCCACTTGAAGATTAAGAGTCTTATGATAGCTCCAATTATCAGCTCCAGCATTTTCAGACTCCTTAACAAGATATACAATAAATGGCGGAACTGGACTTCTTCCTTCTTCAAAATGATGATAAGCTACTGGCAACTTTGTTTTTGTTAAAATGTAATAGAAATCTTTTAATATCATTAAATCCTCACAATCTTTGTCTCAGCTTATCTTCAAGTGACTTAACAGCAGTTTTTTCAACGATTTCAATATGTTTTTGCCCTTCTACTCGACCACCATTTTGTTTAGCGTGACCATTTTCTAGGAGATGAGTTAATCCTGGTGTTCGGTTGTGAATAGTCTTTATTAAGCCTGTAGGACTGTCACTTGTGGACTTGCTTTTCCAACCTCGTGCATACTTACCAGTTTTTCGTGGAGATAAGAGTTTTAAGGTATCTACAGCACTGTCTGTTACTTCTTCCACTACCTCTCGCATTGTAGATGTCGTCTCTTTAATGTAATCCCCCAACTCTTGATCAATTACTTTTTCCAACTCATCCATTCCTATTCTGTTCATAGTCATTCTCCTTAGTTGCTACAATATAAATCAATTGCCTAGGAACGCTATCACCATCAATTGAATCTATCGTAAAGTAGGCGTCTCTGTACTTTATCCTAGTTTTTAATGAACTTAGATTTAGTACCGCTTTGTCGTACCTTAGTGTAAATTGAATTTTGTTATAAAGGAGTTTAGACACACTCCCCTCATTTTCTGTTAAGGTCAATGGCCGACTAGAACACCATCTTTGGAAAATGATGTTCCAAACTGAAGATTCATTTCCAATTTCATCAACCACAATTTTACGCACTTCAAATGTAAGACGATCACGTAATGGAGCAATTTTCATCAAAAGATATCCTTCCTATCAGCTAATAGTAGATGATATAACATTTGTTTTAACTCTTTATAATTAGCAGTTTCACGGTGTTCATAAAGATAGGCAACCCCATACAGGATTGCCATTCTTAGAACCTCACTGTAAGTATTCTGTCTTAATGTTTCTTCACAGAGCTTTTTACTCGTATCAATCAATTGCATAATCAAGTCATCTTCATCTGTGTTTTCTACCTTAAGGTAAAGTTTTGCTTCTTCTAGACTTATCATGATTATTTTGCTTTCACAGTTAAAATTTTTACTGCTTCTGGTAATACTAATTTCCCATCAACACGTTGAGATGCAAGAAAACCAATTTGACCATTATTAGCATAAAGTTCATTGAGACGTTTAAAAGTACGTCCTTGGCGGTCTGCAATCCAGTAATATGAGAAGTCTCCAAATGCAATGGCTTTATTCCCCTGTTCAGGTAGAGGTGCAAAGGTAGATGTATAGTATGGACGGTTAAGAATTAAATCTGGTTGTCCAGCTTGTGTAGACGGTTGCCAAATATAATTTCCGTTATTGTCTTTCAGTTTACGGATTGCTTTGACAGTTGTATCATGAAGAATCCATACTGCATTTTTACGATACGGAGCAGGAAGAGAATGATACAATTCAATCATGTCATCAAACGTAATGTCTTTAGTCGTCGTTGTAGGACCAGTAACATTTGCTTGCGTAAAGATTCCTGTTGGTTTCTTTGAGCCATCTCCAATAAGGAATGATTTCTCTTCTTCTGTACCAATACGTCGTGCAAACTCACTAGTCATATAGGATTCTAAATCAAATACTGAGTCATTTAACAATTCTTCTGAGATTCGAATAGCTGTTCCAATCTTATGCGAATCAAGTGTTACTTGACCAAATGTCTCATCAGTTTCAGGATAAAGTCCATTTTCATCCATCCACGACGCAGTTCCGTGCCCTGTAACAACTGGAATCTTCCGCTCTCCACTTGATGTTTTAATGACAGTTGCTAGACTTCGGAAGAAATTCTCTTCTTGAAGACCTTGAACTAGTTTTTTCTCATACTCATCAGGTACTAAATGGCCACCCTCTGTATCTTCTCCAACACGAAGAACATCCTTAACATCAAAGAAGTTACGCTTACGGACATTCGTCCAAAAGGTTTTGGAATAGGCATCAGACTTAGTTCCCTTCTTCTCATCTTCTACCTCACTATCTTTTAAGACAGTGGTAGGCTGTCTTGTCAAAGCCTGAGAAGTTGGTTGAGCAAGTTCTAGATCAATCTTTTCTTGTCGTTCTAAGCGAGCAATTTCTTGATTATAGCGATTGATTTTACTTTCCATTTCATCATAGCGTTGAGAATCTTCTTCTGAGACTAAACCATCTTCAGTTCGCACTGAGTCTAGGAAAGTTTTTGCTTGTTCCCAAGCTTGATTTCGTTTTTCTTTTAATTCAAGTAATTTAGACATAGGTTAGTTTTCCTTTCATTATTTCAATAAATCTAATCGTTTTCTTAACTGATTGAGAGGAGTCGTTGATAAAGGTTTGTAGCTATCTATTTTGGCTTGAAGTTTAACAACAAGGTTATGATCCGCAGTGGCTCTACTAAATGAATAACTGCTTAGTTCTAGTTCTTCTTTAGTTTCATCTTTACTGAATAAAATCTTGTCCGCAAAGCCAAGTTCAACTGCTTTTCTCGCATTAAACCATGATTCAGAATCCATTAAATGTGAGATTTTTGCCCTAGATAATCCTGTTCTTAACTCATAGGCATTCATAATAGACTCTTTGATTTCCCCCAACATTTCAATGACCTTTTCCATATCCTTAGCTTCACCTTGTGCAATTGTCCATGGATTGTGAATCATCATCATTGCAACAGGACTCATGGATACTGTTGTTCCAGCCATGGCAATGACACTGGCAGCACTAGCGGCAAGACCATCAATTATGACATGCACATTTCCCTTGTAATCCATCAGCATGTTATAGATTTGTGCTGCAGCAAAAACATCACCCCCTGGACTATTAATCCAGAGGGTGATATCACCTTTTCCTGCATTTAAATCATTTTTAAAGAGTTGTGGAGTAACTTCATCTCCAAACCATGTTTCATCAGCAATCTGTCCTTCAATACGAAGAGTACGAATATTCCCTTCGTCTGAAAAACTCCAAAATTTACGCATCTTCTTCCTCCTTTGGTTTTTCTTGAGGTTGTTCAATTACCTCTTTTGTCATAAAACCACCAGCATCTTTTAATTTAGTCATATTTCCGTTAATTAAATAAAGGTTTCCTCCTTCTTCATCTGTTAAAAGATTTAAATCTTCAAGTTCTCGAATATCATTTGTAGATAGCCAGCCATTCTGTCTTGCAATAGCATATCCACTCATACGACTTTGATAATCTCCACGTAATAAACCATCTACGTTGAACTTAACAAAGTACTTCTTCTTTTCTTCAGGTAAAAAAAGAGACCTCTTGAAGGCCTGTTCTAAACGAACTACCCAAGGGTCTAATGTGTATTTGACAAACTCTAGTGATTGTTGCTCGATATTTGAAAATGAAGATTTTTCTAAATCACCAATCATATGTGGTGGTATTCTATACAAACGTGCGATCTCGTTGATTTGAAACTTACGAGTCTGTAAGAATTGCGCTTCTTCTGGAGGAATACCTATTTGAGTGTACTTCCTCCCTTCTT